AGAACCTGTCAAATCGGTGACAGATGCGATTGGTTGGGATGTCGAAAAACGATTTACAATAGATGACTTTTTCTAGGAGAACATGATGGGAAAACGAAGTAATTTTGAAAGAAGAGAAAGAGATTTCTATAGCACACCAATAGAGGCCGTTTTGCCTCTTGTATTTCATTTGCCTTACTTCGGACTGTTCGCAGAACCATGCGCGGGAGATGGTAGATTGGTTAGACACATAGAGCAGTTGACCGATTTAAAGGGGTATTGGATGACTGATATAGAACCATTATGTCCTTCTGTTGGTGTCGGAAATGCATTAACAGATCAAATTGTGGGTTGTGATATATGCATCACGAATCCGCCTTGGAATAGAAAAATATTACATCCGATGATTGAGAATTTGGCAACCCAAATGCCGACATGGTTATTATTTGATGCAGATTGGATGCACACTAAACAGTCAGCTCCATATATGAAATGGTTAGAAAAGGTGGTGAGTGTCGGTAGAGTAAAGTGGATTGAAGGTAGCAAAAGTGTCGGCAAAGATAATTGTTGTTGGTATCTTTTCAATGCCAAAAAATCAGTAGGAACACCAGTAAGATTTTATGGCAGACTTCCTTGACATACGCAATGAATTTGTGTTATAATGAAAGAATCGAATAGGAGAAATAAATGGCTACAGGACTAATGAGTAAACTACGAAAGAACTCTTCTTTCAAAGACGGTAGGGTAAATGTCTTATCAGAATCAAAATACTTAAACGATAAAACCAGTACACCGACACATATTCCAGCAATGAATATTGCATTTTCTGGTACACTAAATGGTGGATTTACATCTGGACTTACGATGCTCGCAGGGCCTTCAAAACATTTTAAGACTGCATTTGGTCTGATTATGATGAAATCATATATGGACGCCAATCCAGAGTCGATTGTGTTGTTCTATGATTCAGAATTTGGTACGCCGCAAGCATACTTTGATATTTTTGAAATTGATACGAGTCGAATTGTACATGTGCCTGTTACAGATTTAGAAGAACTTAAATTTGATATGGTATCACAATTAAAAGAACTAGATACCGAAGATAAAGTATTCATTATGGTGGATTCGGTAGGAAATCTTGCGTCTAAGAAAGAAGTCGAAGATGCAGAGAAAGGTAGTAGCGCAGCGGATATGACCCGCGCCAAACAGTTTAAGTCTCTTTTTCGCATGATTACACCACATCTCACCATGAAAGATATTCCTATGGTTGCTATCAACCACACATACGACTCTCAGGGTATGTTCCCTACTAAGGTTGTATCTGGTGGTACTGGTATGTATTATAGTGCAGATACCATTTGGATCATCGGCCGTCAACAGGATAAAGTGGGTACAGAGATTGCTGGATATCACTTTGTAATTAATGTTGAAAAGTCGCGGTTTGTCAAAGAGAAATCTAAAATTCCTATCTCAGTTTCATGGGAAAAGGGTGTAGATAAATTCTCTGGACTTCTTGACATGGCACTAGGTTATGGTGTATTATTAAGATCTGGAGCATGGTTGCAACATGTCGATATGGAGACCGGAGAAGTCATTGAAAAGAAATTCCGCGAAAAGGAAACCCATAGTGCAGAATTTTGGGAACCTATTCTTGCCGACGAAAAATTCAATGATTGGATTGTTAATAAGTACAGAGTTGGTGGATGAGCAAGTTATTTGCCTCAAAATATATGTATCAGGAGAGATTGGCCATATGTAAATCATGTGCCCAATTTCAACCGACTATAAAGATGTGTAAATCTTGTGGGTGTTTTATGCCTGCAAAGGCAAAAATCGCCAACATTGCATGTCCAGAAGATAAGTGGGGTGCGGTATATGGAACTGAAGATAAAGAACCAACTACAATGTCTTTATTTAATACTTTGACTGACGAAGAAAAGTCTGAAAGTTTGAAACGACAGGCTGAACATTTAAGACAAGAATCTGAAAGATTGATAAAGGAAGCGAATAAACTTAATGGAATTGACTGAACAAACAGTATTGAATTGTCTTTTTTCGGACGAAGAATATGTGAGAAAAACACTGCCCTTTATTGAAAGGGAATATTTTGTAACCGAATCGAATAAAGTAATATTTGATATGGTACAACATCACATTGAAAAGTATAATACAAACCCAACTAGGGATTCATTACTGATCTCTTTGGATGAATTGAATGTTGGCGAAAACGTATATACGGAATCGGTATCAACTATCAAGAGTATGGAAGAGAATAAAGACGACCATAGGAATAGTGCATGGCAAATTGATGTCACCGAAAAGTGGTGTCAAGATCGTGCATTATATAATGCTGTTATGAAGTCGATTGGTATTTTAAATGACGAGCCTGCGAACAAGGGACAGTTGCCGAAAATGCTACAGGACGCATTAGGCGTGTCATTTGATAGTAATATCGGACACGATTTTATAGATGATTTTGAGGCCAGATATGAATTTTATCAACGTGTAGAAGAAAAAATCGAGTTTCATCTTGATTTATTCAACAAAATTACTAAGGGTGGATTGTCAAAGAAAACTCTTAACATTTGTCTCGCTGGTACTGGCGTTGGTAAATCTTTGTTTATGTGTGACCTTGCGGCAAATCATTTGTTGATGGGTAAGAATGTCCTATACATTACATGCGAAATGTCCGAAGAAAAGATCGCAGAACGTATTGACGCAAATTTGTTGAATACTAATATTCAAGATGTTGCACAAATGCCATATGATACCTTTTGTCGCAAGATCGATAATCTAACAAGAAAGGTCGCAAGTGGTAAACTAATCGTAAAAGAATATCCGACTGCTGTTGCCAATGCAAATCACTTTAGACATTTATTGAACGAATTGACACTCAAAAAGAATTTTCGTCCGGATGTCATCTATATTGATTACCTAAATATATGTTCATCCTCTAGGATTAAAGCCGGTTCTGGCGCAAACTCATATACACTTATTAAGTCTATCGCAGAAGAATTGCGTGGACTTGCAGTAGAAAACAACGTACCGATTATGAGTGCTACGCAGACCACCCGAAGCGGATATAATAGTAGTGATGTAGAACTTACGGACACATCTGAATCATTTGGATTGCCCGCGACTGCTGATTTAATGTTTGCATTGATTGCTACAGAAGAATTGGAAGAACTAAATCAGGTATTAGTAAAACAACTTAAAAATCGTTACAACGATTTAAACAGTTACAAGAGATTTGTGATAGGAATCGACAGGCCTAAAATGCGATTGTATGATGTAGAAAATTCTGCTCAAGATGAGATAATCGACAATAGTGGTGCGAGTCAGGACTACTCAAATAATTTTTCAAATAACTCTAAAAAAATAGGAAGTGTGGAGATTAAAATATGACAGATAAAGTAGAAAATAAAACAGAAGAAAATCTTCCAGAAGGCGCAGAAGCTCATCACTTTGAGGTGGGCGAAGATTTTACGGTCAAGCCGCCTGATGGCAATCACGCATTTATTTCTGTGTGGGATAATGCACTAGAGGATGAATGGTGCGATAAACTAATTGGTATGTTTGAGGATCAAGAGTCCTTGCAACAAAAAACAGTGCATCCGGAGTTTAGAAGTTTTACAGAATTGAATTTTTTCGATCCTCAACTTGGATCTGAGTTTGAGGAAGCTTCTATGTATCTATTGGGTAAAGTTTCTGAATATGTGGAAAGTTATCGTAGACATAATAATATTGTATTCTTTCCAAGTCAGTGTCATAACGAAGAAGTTCGTATGAAAAAGTATGTGGCTGGTAGTGAAGATGATTTTAAATATCATGCAGATGTTGGAGACTATGCTTCAGCCCGCAGATTTTTAGTGTGTTTCTTTTATCTGAATACGGTAGAAGAAGGTGGCCAAACAGCCTTCCCCGATTATAATACCAGTATTGAAGCAAAGAAAGGCAGACTTGCTATTTTCCCGCCATTCTGGACACACCCACATTCTGGCCAACCGGCGATTTCTAATGATAAGTACATTGTAGGAACCTATCTACATTACATGTAAACTTTTATAAATAGTCATTAACACTATAAAAAAGGTTTTTTTGTGCCATATAACTATCGACCAAAATCAATCCAAGAAATCAAAGATCTTGGATTGATTGCAAAAAGAGAAAAATCGGCAGTTGCTTTGTTTGAAACAATGCAGGCAACTTACGGCGATGACTTTGACGAATTTATAACATTAGAAACTGGCCAAGGCGCAAAATTCGGTCAGGCAAAAATTCTGACTGATTTTAGAATGACGGTTGACATATCGGCATATAAAAAACTCTATCCTTTTTTAGCGTTACAATTCGGCAATGGTTCGAATCCTAATAGTACTGCGCCCACAACTCAACAGCAAGAGTTGGTTACTCTCAAAATATTTGAAGAATTATTGTCCAGTAAGACTAAAAATTATAAAAAATTTGAGCAACTACTACCAGAAATTTTAGAAATATATCCAAACATTATGGCAGAAAAAAGTTGGTATAAATCTTTTGAGTTACAATTTTATCAAATAGAAAAAGAAACCAAGCTACCCAATAACAATTTTAATGTATATAATCGTGATGGTGGTTTCATGGATTATATAACAGAACTGGTAAACACCAAATTTAAAATTACAAAAAAAGACAGTTGGAACCCAGCAGATATTTGGTTGATCCGATCTTCAAAACTCCCAAATTATACAAAAGCTTTAGATGATGCAGTCAGTGTATTGGAATGCAATTCCATATTGATTGAGGCATTTAATAAAATGGATATTGTTGGAATTTCATTGAAAAAGAATAACGGAAAAAAATTAAGTTATGATTTGGTAAATCTAACCAATACCACAAAAGATTTAGATGTGTCTTATGCGACATTTAATTTAAATATTCCATATAATCCCAAAACAAAAAGTTTTACCTCTGTTACGAGTCAACTCGAAGTAAAATATGATAACAAACTTTATAGAATGGGTGTAAAAAGTAATACAGGTCCTATTGGGAATATTACCTATGAATTTGTTGCTACCGGAGCGGCTGCGTTTTTAGGAAAAGTTCCAAAAGACATGCTTAAAATTGAATTAAAAGAAGACAAAGAACGTATGCCAGAGCATACTCACTTTATGAAATTCGATAAGAAAGATTTTGAAAAAAAATTAAAGGTTATAATGGCAAAAAAATCACTATTCACCGTTAAAGGTGATTTGAAACTTTTTGTCTCTCAACTCGAACAATCTTGGACTAAGGGTAGAACGAAAGATAATACAACGATTTCACAAATTGTAACATTTGCCTACATTATCGCCAATATGTCCGAAAAAAGAAGAAAAGAATTTATTAGAGACTTGTTTTTTATGTCTCAAAAGAAGGGTGATTTATTCGGGCCCTTTGGAAAATTATCATAAATAAAGAATACAAACATAGGAGAAGTAAAGTATGCGTAGTTTTGGGGGGTTTTTAAAGGAGTCTAAGGGCGGTAAAAACCTACATCTTGAACACCTAGAAGATGAAATAATCAATGGTGGAATTGACGGCG